CACATACCACACGAAGATCGATTTCTTCGTTTTGATTAAACACCTAAGCTTCCGTTCCCTTCCGGGTCGGTTTGACGTCACCATCTAGGTTAAGCCGGCGGTACTTCCGCCTTAGCCACTCAACAGTGTGGCAGGTCCATAATAGACCAACTGGCGCAGTAGCGACTACCCATTTATCTACCTCTGGGCAGAGGTGCTTGGGAACTCAGAGCTAGAGTCAGATTCTAGCTCCCTCAAGACTGAACGAAAATTGAGTTCACCCAAGACTTCTCTCACTTGATTCTTAAAATCCTTCTTCTCATCAAGTGTAGTAGACTTAACAGATAAGCCAAAGCAACTGGGAGGGACCTTAGTAACTAAAATATCTACTTGCAATGTTCCACTAGGAACTGTCCCCCAGCCAAGTTGAAAGGCGGCAGCTTGAGTATCTGACTTACTCAAGTATAAAGTAAATCCGTGCCAATTAGCATTTACGGATGCTTCAGGTGTAGAAATATTGGCTATAGTGCCGCCCGATAGGGTGTCGTATAAGGCTAAATTTGTAGTTAAACTCAAGACACCCACACTGGTAGTTTCTGGATTAGCTATAGAATTAATATTTACAGCATAAATTCCTGGTGCTGTACTAGCTGGTAAAGTAAAATATCCATCACTACCGCGATAGGTAACTCCTAAATTACCTAAGAAAGTAAAGTCGGTGGTACCCAATAACTTCTCTGAAGTCTGTAGACTTGTAACAGCGAAAATCTTAGAAGCTATCTGATTAAAAGTACCATTGGGCAAAATCTTTGGCGTATAAAACTCAATATCATAGCTTACCCAAAGTTCCCCAATCACAACACCGGCTTGTTGCATACCCTGACAAAAGAGATTCATCGTACCATGAGAGTAAAACTTTTTGTCTTCCGGGTCTGCAAAAGTGTTAGTTTGTATATACAATCTATCTAACACATTATTCCTCGGTTTACATTCTAAAGGATGAATTAGAGATATAGCTGGTACCCCTGAAACACAACCAGCATAATCCTCGCACTCTCTCTTAGATCCCAGGGGTGGATCTGTTGGGTCATACACAGTCACCATACCAACAACACCCAACGCATTATTAGTACTGGAAATCGCATTACCACATGTAGTATTGAAGTTAAAAACCAATCCTTTTATTGAGTATTCCTCAAAGTTAGATGCGAACTTACTCAACCAGGGGAATACTTGAGGATTTATAGGGCTGATGTCAAACGTAGAATTAGCGTATAATGTAGACGAAACTACATCAGCTATGTATTCTCGATGAGCTATCCTAATGCCTGAACCCAGAGCGGCAAAAGAAGGGGGGCCTCCACTCAACAAACTATTGGATTTTATAGAGTAATCCCCTCGCCCAAAAATACGCCCTACTCCTGCTCCTATATTAGCTCCAAGCGTAGGCACACCAAACAACCCTCCTGCGAAACGACCAACCTCACGGAAGGCATTCCCGCCTCTCCTACGATTTCTACGATTACGTCGTCGTCTCGGACGATTAACAACCTGAACATTGGGTTTTTCAACAATCTTAATCTTGGGTTGTTGTTTTTTGGTTTTAGTTTGTTTTTGTGGTTTTCGAAAGCTTTTCATTGAAGAACACGATTGTCTACAATTACTTTGACTGGGGCCACCAGCTAGAGGAATAAAAGGAGTGTGCTCATCCAATCTTGGTAACTCTTGTTCTTTTTCTTCAGCTTCGAACTCATATTTACACCACTTCAACTCTATAGGTCGTTTAGAATGCGGGTATCTCGCTATCACATCATTATAAGCCACACGAGAATAGTTACGTTTTATATAATCACGTATACCCTGACCGACCCTATCTGCATCCTTCAATACTTCATAATACCAAGCAAATGTATGTATCTTTTCTACTGGGCGTTCTAAATCAAAATATAATTTTGAAAAGACTCGCCCTTGTTTACCTAAAAACTCAAAAGAATCCTCGGAGATAAAAAAGTCTGAATAAACCAAACCTAATGGGGACGGCTGCCCCTCTTCACCATATACCATCCGAAAAGCTTCTAGGAAAGCTTCTACATACATTGCTTCCTCAAAAACTAAAGTATCATCTCCTGACTGATTAGTGAATGATACATTAGCTGGTATCCCAGCTAAATGCCTAATAAAATCGATAACTATCGCAATCCGCAAACTATTTCCTAAAGAGGTTCGCAACGGATGCCCGGAAAAGACAGTACCTAAAAGACTACCAAAGATCGTTAATGGGTCTATATTCCTGTCTTTATTACCTGGAGTCCTCGCTTTAACAATATAATAAGCATTAATCTGTCGAATAATACAGCGGGCTACCTCCATCATATGTGGGTTAAAACCATTAGCTGGGCCGACTATTTCTAACAATTCTAACATTATAGCAATGTCGATCTCCTCAATTAATGGTTTAGATTGGTGTGCATCATGCCGGACACCATCCCACATCATAGCTATCGGACGAGACATCTTCTTCATCTGTCTTAAAATCCTCCTTTTCATAGCCCCAGGTGCTAAAGCAAGTGCTAACTTATTAGGCATTAACTGCTTAGCTGCCTTAGTCAATAAATGGGCCAACCAACCACCAAATGCCTTCAATTGGAAAGAAGGATTAAATATTAACCTCGCCTTCAACTTATTCTCGTTGTCAACTCCTTTATATTGGTTTTCATAAGGTTTAGCCAACAACGTATAAGTAAGTGGACATTTACCATATTCCATAAACTTTTCCATACCTTTCCGATAAGAATCACGTTTACCACTTTCAACTCCCTGCAAATATTCTTCAAAACTAACAATTGGGGTTTGAATTCCAGTGTAATCAATTTTCTTAACAAAATCACGCAATTGATTCCATATCGGGTGCTTAATCTCTGGGACTGCGGTTGGCCGTAATTGCCGAACTTGCAAAGCCCACTGGAGCTCGTCTAATCCATGAGCTGGAGCTCTAGCTGGAATCATAGGAAAGTAATAAGGATCTATATGACGATCCTGAACAGGATTCTTCATAGGTTCTATATATGTATAAGATCCTTGTATGGGATATGGATTCTCCCATTCTAATTGAGACTTCTGCTCTGGAGTGAGTGGGACAATAACTGCTTCCGGGCGAGCGGCACCTGCATATAGCTTATAGGTAGAACGTTCGACGTCTATCTTATTCTGTTCAGTAATAATTTTAGAATACGTCTTATAGACATCAGGATCATTATCTACCCTACTAGCTAACTTTTCAATCAATGGTAGCCCGCATAAAGAAACATTCTTCACGTCTTCATCTAATTCGACTACCATATCATCACTGCCCAAATCCCATGGATTAATTCCATTCACTATATTCCTATCAACAACGAGATGGGCTCGATGTCCGCGTGGACGCACCATAGTCTTAGTAGCCGTAGAACCCATCCACTGATTCCACACGCTCTTAACCCTCTGGAAAATCCGAGAGGGTAGGATTTTACCCTTATTAATCCGTTCACTCTTCCACTCTATCCTTTCAGCCCTAGGTAATACTTGACCTCGAATAATCAGGTCAGACAAGTTTTCTCCATCTCTAAGAGCCATGTGGTCGATACTCTTGTTATTTTCTATATTTAACTCAGACGACTTCACATACTCTAATAATAATGAGAAGGGGACATCATCCGCTCCTTCTCTTAGAGACAAACTCATACCATAAATGGCTGAAAAATAACAAGCAATAGGTCTTAAACAATCAGACAAATTTTTCATAAACTTCTCTTTATTCAAGCCAGAAGAGACCCATTGCTGGATACATTTAACATCCATGGAATACAACTTCGTCGTAATATTAGGCCCGTAGAGTCTCCCAATGGTGTCCAAAGCAGCCAGATTAACACAAGGCTCGGGAGGATAAACTGAGTGTTGATAAAGGCCTAAAAACACATCAGCTCCCACTCTCATATAATCAACAAGCCTATAAGTCCCAGTCATAGCCTCCATATCAGGAGATAAAGTATGACCTGAAATAGGACATTGGAAAAGACTATGCCTCATACCACGCAAAAATATTTCTGTAGAACCATCGCCTTTTCGTTCACACCTCCCTTCCCCTTCAAATAAATTATAAGTCCCAGCTCGAAGGGGAGTCAATACCAATATTGAAAAAGACCGTTTTTCATTTGGAAAGGTGAACTCATAAACTGGAGTTCCATAGGACACTATATTAATCGGAAGTTTCTTTACCCATGAAGTACTTGGACCTCTATAGAACAACTTCTGACCATCATCTGCCGCTATGGACAACAATCTAAAACGAGCATACTTAAACAAATTATGAAATGTTGACTTCGTTTTAGCTTGATAATTTATATCTACCAGACCTTCTAAAGGTTCATAATCAAAATGTCGCACCCAGTCTGGCAAGTCCAGTTTCAATACCGGAGTTTCAACCTCTGTTTTCACCTCTTCATCATTAGATTTCTCATCTTCCTTATCCTCTTCTTTAACCACAAACAAGTTATTCTTAAAATTGAAGAGATATCCAGGTGTAGTAGAAGGTATCAACTCCGTCTGCAGCTCTTCTTTTGTAATACCAAACACATAACCAGCGCGATCAAACAATTGAATTCCGTGTTCAGTTATGGGGTAATATAATTCTGGTCCAAAGCCAGATAAAGAGAGAACTGCATGAGCACTATTCACTCCGTTCAAACTGTGAATCCATATATTAACATTCGACCCATCTCTATCATAAATATGGCATGCAGCCATAATATCTATATTTGTATAGAGTTCTGGGTGAACATTTGGAACGGTATCCCTCCAATTCTTTGCACTATCCTTCGCGTCTGAAATACAATCCCACTGACCAGTTTTAGTGTCATAATCATAAAGGGAAAGACAACTAAAAAAGTGGGTAAGCTCTTGCTTATTAAATCCCTGGATCAAATCTTCAACATTCCTAGTAAAACCTGCACAGTCAGTTCTAGAATAATTAGGACAAAAGTAGAGCTCTCCGCGAATGGACAATATAACATCTTCAAATGGAGGATAAACATTGGGGAGGTCACATTGCCTCAACCCAAGTACGAGTGAACTATATTTTCCACAAAGGAAAATATCATCGAGGCTGATAATACGGTTTAATTCTTCTATTTGTTTAACCGTCAATACAACCCCGGAAGTCAATTTCTTGACATAACAAAATTCACAAATATGGTTGTGATTCTTGCTTTCTCTCACACAAGGGCCAGGACTGCTTCGCTGCAGCCCACTCTGCTCGCTCACTCCTAAGGAATGAGCCTGAGAGGTTCCTTGATTTACGCCAGTCGGAACACCCTGGCTTTCATGACTCTCT